CTGCCCCCGCCATCCAGGCCGACCTCGATGACGCCTACGCCGCACGCACGCGCATTTTGCGTGGTGGCCAAGCCAAGGGTGCCGACGGCGCCAACAAATCCGAAGTCTCATACAAGGACCTGTGCGACAGCATCCGCTCTCTGGAGACGGAGCTGTCGTTCGCCCGTTGTGGTGGCGGCATAAGTTGCACCCCGACCATCGGGACGGGGTCCTGATGTCGAAGTCCCGCCGCAATCGCTCGCTCGCCGTCGTGCCTGCCGTGGCCACCGCCACCGCGGCGGTCGTCGCCAAGTCATCGCCTGTCACCGCCAACGAATACGCGCACGGAGTCGCGGTGCGTCTGGCGCGCGATAGCTTCGCAGCCATCAGCAACCCGCGCCGTCGTCGCCTTCGCAAGGGTGACGGCGGCTACCACTGCGACTACCGCACCGTCGAAGAACTCCGGAACATCAGCCGCTGGCTCGAATACAACAGCGCCACCTATGCCGGCGCGCTGCACAACTGGTCGCAGCACTTGGTCGGCGAGGGTCCGGTGTGGGTGCCAAAGACCAAGGACACCGATTGGAACCGCCGCGCCGCTGAACTCCTGGCCGGCGACTTCGCCGCCAAGCGCCACGACATTCGCGGTCGCCACACGTGGGGTCGATGGATCAAGCTGCTCGCGGTGTCGATCGTGCGCGACGGATCCATGGGCATCGCGCATACCGTCAACGGTCCTGCGCAACTGATTGAAGCCGAACGCGTGGTCGCTGTCGACACCGACCGCCAGGGCCGCGTCACGCAATACATGGTTGCCCAGGTCAAGAACGGCTGGCTCGACTATGGCAGCAAGGAACCGATCAGCCCGGCGATGATGGATTTCCCAGCGGTCATCACGCGCATTTCCCAGGATCTGGGCGTGCCGCTGTGCTTCAGCTCGCTTGATGACCACGACGGCATCGCGGATCTGTGGCAGGCTGAAATCGACAGCGCCGCGGAATCCGTGCGCCCGTGGATGATTCTGTCGCACAAGGACGGCAACGGCCTGCCTGGTGGTCAGACGATCCCTGGTCTGCTCACTGCCGGCAACAACAGTGGGGCCAATCAGGGTCCGAATAACGGACGCCCGGCAACGCCTGAAGGCTGGATGAAGACCCCGAACGGCAATGTCATGGGCCTGCCACCGGGACTCGAAGGCACGCCGCACCAGCCCGACCGCCCGAACCTAGACGTGCCTGAGTTCACCAAGCAGGTGATGCGCGTGGCATGCATGATGCTGCTGCCCTATGAGCTACTGTTCGGCGACCAGGCCGACATCAGCTACAGCAACGGGCGCAGCATCCGCAAGCTCGCCAATGGTCTGCTGAATTGCTTCCGTTCGGACTACCTCAATGAATCTCTCGCGCGCATCGCGCGGTCGTTCCTGCGCGGCCACATGGCGAACGATCGCTTAGGCGTGCCGAAGGATCCGGACGCCAAAGCATGGATGAACGGCGACTGGACCTGGGATGAAATCCCGGAGCACGATCGCATCAAGGAACGCGAGGCCGACACCATCGACCTCAACAATGGCACCGCCACGTTGAAGGATCTGGTCGGTGAAGAGTGGCAGGCGAAGATGGAGCAGACCGCTATCGAAAGTGTGAAGCGCTCGGTGCTCGCGGCGAAGAACCTGCAGGAAATCCAACAGCTCTGCAATGAACTGAACGCGCAGACTCCAGGGCTCGACATCAAGTGGTCCCACTTGGTCACGATCGCGGGTGCCGCTTCCGCGCCCGGCGCATATCTGCAAGCCGCCACAGGCGCAGTCGCAGTCGAGAAACAGAGCGAAGATCCTGCCGCAGATGATCCGGCGCCGGCAATGAAATCGAAAGTTGAACCCGCTGCGGTCCCTGTCTGACCGTCGTTCAACAAACGTCAAACCACCTCGCCACCACTCGACACGCACTACACCACCGCACATGCGACTGAGCGCCGTTGAACTGAAGAGGCTGACCAAGGGCACGGCGGTCCTCGCTGCTGACCTTGCGCAAGTCGTCAAGACTGATGGCAAGCCGACGCGTTGGCGCCTCAACAGCGGCGCGCGCATGCGAACGATGGTCGGCGGCATCGGTGAAGTGGAGCTGGTCATCGACCTTGCAGGTGTGGCGTTCGACCACCCCAGCATGCCGATGCTGCGCGAGCACGGTCGTCGTCCTTCCAGCACTCCGGACGATTATTACATCACCGCCATTGGTCGCTGGGAAGGCGTCAGCGTCGACTCCACCGGCATCTGGGGTCAACCGATCGTCTACACTCCGGATCCGACCAAACCGCTCGAAGCCGACATGCCGTCGCTGCGCGAGGGTGGCGAAGTCGCCGCGCTAATGGAACGCGGCCACCCCTGGCAGGCATCGGTCAAGATCACGGGCGAATATGAACTGGTCGCCCCAGGCCAACCGGCAGTCGTCAACGGACGCACCGAAATCGCAGCCGATGACCTCGATGCCCCACCCTTGCTGATCTGCCGTCGCGGCACGGTCAGCGAAGCATCCGTCTGCACCTTCGGCGCTGACTCTCAGACCGGCGCTGCTGCCGCCTCCCGCATCACCACCACCCAACCCACGGATTCCACCATGTCGACCGAACGCCTCTCCGCCCTGCTCAAACGCCACGGCGAAAAGCACGCGGCCAAGATCGCTGTGTCTCTCGCGGCCAATAAGACCGACGACCAAATCAGCGTCGAACTCGCCGCGGCTGTCGAAAGCGACCATGCTGCCGCACTGTCTGCCGAACAGGCCAAGACCTCCGCCGTCCAGGCGAAGCTCGATGCCGAAGTAGCAAAGAGCGCCGGACTCCAGGCCAAGCTCGACGCGCTGAAGACCGACCCGGCTGCCATGCCCACCGACGAAAAGACCCCTGCCGCGGGGAAGGGTGAGTCGCAGAACTCAGCGCCCAAGACCTGGAACGACGGCGTCGCGATCCTCAAGAAAGAGGACCCGAAGCTCTCCGGTTTCAAGCTCCGCACCGCGGTGCTCTCGCGCTTCCCGACGCTGCGCAAGGAAATCCCTGCCGCGGTTTGAGACTTCGCTTTCCTGAGCGTTGAACGAACCCCACCTGCGTGTCGTGCCAGGTGGGGCTCGGTGTCGCCCGGAACTACCAGCCACAACCCCACCCCTCAGAGAACCCCATGCGCACCACGCTCAACAACCCCGCCATGTCGGCCCCCGCCGGCACCGCGATCACCAAGTTCAAGCTCGCGACCATCAACGCGAACGGCGAAGCCGACCTGTGCTCCGCCACCACCCAGCCCATCGGCCAGACCATGGACGACGTGGATGCTGGTGACCTCCAGGGCCTGCGCCTCTTCACCGCCGGCACCTTGGTGCTCGTCGCTTCCGCGGCCATCGCCCGCCTCGCTCCGGTCTACGCCGCGGCCAGCGGCAAGATCAGCTCGACGCTGGTGGATGGTGGCTTCCTGATCGGCATCGCACTCGAAGCCGCGGGCGCCGATGGCGACGAAATCGAAGTGCTGCCCTCCGCGCTCGCCGCGCTTGTGCCCCAGACCATCGCCGCGATCACCGCGGTCGCTCCGAACGCTGGCGCGTTGAACAGCGGCGACGCCGGCACCGACACCGTGATCGGCAGCATCCGCACCCAGGTGAATGCACTCATCGCGGACCTCACCGCGATCCGCACCGCCGCGATCAGCTCTAAGCTGTTCGGCTGATCCACCCACTCCACCAACCTCATCAGGAATCAAACCCATGCGCCATTCCATCCTCGCCACGCTCGCGATCGTCGGGCTGCTGTGCGTACTTACCTTGCCCCTGCAAGCATGCCTCGCTGTGGCCACCATCGGGGTGCCGTGCCTGTTGCTGCTGCGCTACGCTGGCGTGCTCTGCATGTACCAGAACTCAGTAGCCAAGCCGCGGCTCGACCTCAGCGGCGCCATTCGCACGCAGGACGACCTGGGAGATTCCATTGCCCACAAGCTCCTGCCGCCCTTCGCTGTGCGCCAGAAAGCGGCCACAATGCCGAAGCTCCTGGCCACCAACGGCCAGGTGATGAAGATCAAGCACGCGCCGAAGACCGCCTACAAGCGCGTCGAAGCGACCCTGGATGACGACACCTTTAACTGCGAAGAGGCCGGCATCGAAGTGCCGCTGAGCGCGGAGGACTACGTGGTCCTGGGCCAGGATGGCGCCGAACAGGTCGCCACCGAAACCGGCAAAGGCATTGTGCTCAGCGCACGCGAAGCCGCGCTGGCCGACATCCTGACCGGCGCCGCGGGCGAAACCCTGCTCGCTGGTCAGATCACCCAGCCGGACAGTGCGGAAAACTGGGGCGAGTCGGGCGGCAAGCCCATCGATGACATCGCCGAAGCCGACAGCAACCTGACGCTGCGCGTTGGCGCCGGCCTGCGTTGGCTGGTGATCAGTCAACTCGACTTCGAGAAGCTCCAGGTCAACGAACAGGTGCGCGCGGAATACCGCCGCATCGTCGGCCAGACCGATGCCAAGGCCACCGACCGCCGCATGAGCCTCCAGGCTCTCGCTGGCGTGCTCGGGGTGGACGAAATCCTGGTGGGCTCCCGTCGCAAGGACACCGCCAACCCCGGTCAGACCGCCAGCTGGTCGTACATCTGGCCCGAACACTACGCGCTCCTGGTCCGCGGCGTGGTCAACCCCAGCGACCTCACCGAACCGGCGTTCGGTCGCACGTTCATCTGGGACGAAGCCAACGCTTCGCTCAATGGCTCGGCGGTGATCGCTGAAGATGCCGAACAGGCGATGACCGTGGAGTCGTACCGCGACGAGAACATCAACTCGGACATCATCCGCGTGCGCGAGTACACGGACCTGAAGATCCTGAACCTCAAAGCCTGCGAGATGATCAAGCTCCCGCCGAACGACTGAACCTGACGGCGACCCTGCGCGTGGCCACACACCACGCGCAGGGATGCGGCTGATTCCCGACACCTCCACGACATTCCCACGGGCCACCGCATGAGCCTCGCCACCATTGGCGCTGAATTGCATGCCGACCCTGACTTTGCCAAGGCATGCTTGGTTACGCTGCCGGGCGCAGCCGCGGTCGAGACGACCGTGCGCGCACAGAACTCTCAGGCCACAGATCCGCAGGACCGGGCCAAGCGTAGCGACCGCCTTTCTTGTTTTCTCTACCTCCTGACCAGTGCCGTCTCCCGCCCGCCGAAGGCGACGCAGGTGCAGATCACAGACGCGACCTCTCCCTACTTCGGGACCTGGCAGACCGCCGAAGCCGCTGAGCCCACGGGCCACGGTGAATGGCGCTGTGCTGCGGTCCTGGTGACCACCACCAACGCCATGGTTGCCAGCGCCGGCTCGCCCCGTCCACCCACGATCCCCTGACCAGATCGACCGATGCCCAAAGCCGGACAACCTGAGCGCTTCACCTTCGAGCTGAAGGACCCCGCCGGGGATCCGGTGTCGGCCACCTCGTTGGATGATCTGGTTTTCCTGGCGCATCTCGACGGGCTTCCGATCGATCTGGACGCATCGGACTTTGAAGATCGTAGCGGCCACACCGACGAACAAGGGAAGTGCGCCGTCACCCTGACCATGCCGGCGTCGCTGGGACGGCTGCGGGTTGATGTCGCCTACAATCCCGATCCTGACGTGACTGTCGATCCCGAAGTGATTGAAGGAAGGATCTACGCCAACGACATCGATAGCGTCGCCGTGCTCGCCGCGCGTCCGCCCTCCGTCACCCTGGCCGGCAACGTCAGCCCGCGCAGCGCGTTCAGCATCACCGTTTACAAGGGCGACGGTCGCACCATCCGCATCCCGATCTATGACGATGACGGCAACTTGGTCGACCTGACACTGTGGCAGAATTTCCGCTTCAGCATCCAGAACTCACTCCAGGTCGCGAGCGGCAGTGATCTGCCATACCACCAGACCACCGGCATTACCGGCGGCGCTGATGGTTTCTTGGTAGTTGAGCTACCGGAGGACTGCAGTGCCTACGCCGTGCACCCTGCCGGACACAAGAAGACCACGCTCTATCATTCCTGCGATGCCAACCTGATCACTGACACCACCGCCAAGACACGCACGCTGCGTGCTGGTCCATTCATCATCCTGTCGAAGGAAACCCCTTCGCCATGAGCGACCTCGTCACCCGTACCAAACGGCTCACCGGCGTGCAGATCCTGGCCATGCTGCTCGCCGTGGACGGCAGTGGCAGCGGACTCGACGCCGATCTGGTACGCGGCGTCACGCCGGGTGCGACCGGCCTGGTGGCCCTGGCTGCCACTACGGTCGCTGCCAATCTGGTCCTGGCCGGTCCTACCACCGGCGGCGCCACCACAGGCAGCTTCCGCGCCCTGGTTGCTACGGACATCCCGAACCTCGACACCAGCAAGCTTACCAGCGGCACCCTTGGCGTGGCGCGCGGCGGCACCGGCCTGGCGTCCTTCACCAGCGGCGATCTGCCGTACGCCAGCGGCACGACCACCATCAGCAAGCTCGGCATCGGCTCTTCCGGAACCTTCCTGAAATCGAACGGCAGCGTGCCTGCGTGGGCATCCATCACCATCAGTGACATCAGCAGCGGCACGCTTGCCGCGGCGAATGGAGGCACCGGCATCGCGTCCTATGCTGTCGGAGACATCCTCTACGCCAGCGCTGGCACTACCTTGTCGAAGCTCGCCGATGTGGCGACTGGCAACGCGCTGATCAGTGGCGGCGTCACGACTGCGCCGTCGTGGGGCAAGATCGGCCTGACGACGCACGTCAGCGGCATCCTGCCGTCGGCAAATGGCGGTACCGGCGTTAACAACGCCGGCACGATCACTTGCGCGACGAATCTGACGGTGACGGGCGGAGGAACGATCGCGCTGGGCGGATTCACGCTGACCGTTCTGGCGACCGGCACTGTCGGGTTGCTTGGCACGTCCAACACCTGGAGCGCCTCCAATCTCTTCAAGAAAGCCAGCGGCACCGACAACATCGTGCTGGATACCACCGGCGCTGGACAGCAGGCTGGCTTCAACTTCGCCGACAACGGCACCAACAAGTGGGCATTCTATAAAGAGGCCGACCAGACCTTCAAGCTGTACGACTACGCAAACGCAGTAAATCCGCTGCGCTTCGTCCAGGGTGCGATCAACGCCTGCTACACCAATTTCCTCTCAACCCTTGCCGCCAGCTCGTCGGTCTCTGGAGCGGTTGTCGTGGGCGACGCCGCTACCGCTGCGACCAACGTCGCCATTGGCGGCGGCGTGATTTATGCCGGGACGCAGATTCAGGCGTCCACCACCGGCAATGTACTCAACAGCATGCAGATCAACGCCGTCACTGCGGGGACGCAATGCGGGCTGAATTATTCCGATGCCGGCACCAGCAAGTGGTCGTTGTACAAACATACCGATAACACGCTGCGCCTCTTCGATCAGGTCAACGGCATTGACATCCTGGCCGTCAACCAGGGGTCTATCTCGGCGGGTTTCGTGAAACTCTTTTACACCAAGGCGGCGAGCAGCTCCACCACCGGCGCCATCGTCATTGGCGACCAGTCCACCGCATCGACTAACGTAGCTATCGGCGGCGGCAAGATTTTCACCGGAGACCTAATTTCCTCTACCGGAGGAATTGAGGTGACCGGCGGCAACTTCGCAGCTGGCAAGCTCTATGCTGGGCCAACTCTGGGAACGATTCTGTCCTGCAGAACCGGAACGCTCTACGATTTCTATCTGTCCGATACGGCGGGCAACAGCGTCGCACTTGTTCCTACCGGCTCGCGCATTTTTGTCGTCGCGAATGGCATCTCATCGACGTCAACAACCACGGGTGGACTACAGGTGGTTGGCGGCATCGGAACCACCGGCAGCATTTATGCCGGTGCTGGCATCCTTTCCGTGAGCCCGAGCGCCGGCAATGGCTACGCCACTGGTGCCGGTGGAACGGTCACGCAGATAACGAGCAAGGCCACCTCCGTCACGCTGAATAAGATTTGCGGACAGATTACCATGCAGGCCGCGGCGCTTGCCGCTGGCGCTAAGGTTTCATTCGTGGTCAGCAACACGTCATGCTCGGCCACTGACATTCCTTCCGTTGCAGTCGTCAGTGGCGGAACGGCGAACGCCTATCGTGCCAGTGTGGCGGCAGTCGCTGCCAATTCTTTCACGATCACCGTTGAAAATATTACCGCCGGTTCGCTCTCGGAAGCTCCGGTCATTGGCTTTCAAATCACCAAAGCTGTCACCTCCTGAGGTTCCCATGGCCAAACAACTCGAACCCGCATCCGTTACGCGTGAAGAACGCACTTTCCGCGTCGAACGCGAAACGCCCGCGGATGGAAACTATCGTCTGCGCATCCACCGCCAGACGGTCACGCGCATCGGCAATGAAGTCATCGCCACCACCGAACGCACGTTCGCCTATGATGAGCCAGTGGCATTGGCGCTCGGTCGTAAGGCTGCTGTAAAATACCTCGCCGCGGTAAATGCCGCCAAGTCGCTGCCTGAAGTCATGGCGGCGGAAGCCCAGCTCTATGACGATCTGGTGGCGGAGGTCGACGCGGAACTCGAGGAGGCCAAGCGGGTCGAGGCCGCGAGCATTGAAGCGGAGCGGATCGAAGCGGAGCGTATTGAAGCGGATCCGAAACGGACAAGGGCTGAGCCATGGCAACCTCCCTGAAGAACCGCGACATCCGCGCCCTCCACGCCACACTGACGGCGCTGACCGGCACCACTGCCGACAAAGAGCCCAAGCCGTTGCCCTGGAAGGTGACGTACGCCATGGCTCGTACGCTGGCCAATCTCCGCGGTCACAACGATGCGATCGACAAGGCGTCCAATGCCGCGGTCGGAAAGCACAGTGCCGGCAAGGGTGGCCTGACTCTGGATGATCCGGGCTTTCTCGCCGCGCAGGCCGATGTGGCGGCAGTGCTCGATATGTCTGCCGACGTGGATCTGCACACGGTCAAAGTCAGCGACTTGGAAACCTGCGGGCTATCACCCAAGCAGCTCGCCGACTTGCTGCCGATGGTCGAAGGCTGAGTCATGGGCGACACAGACCGCCACAGCCGCAATGGCATGATCCGCAACATCAGCATCGCCTCGGGTGCTGCTGTGCTGGCGGTTGTTGTGCCTGCTGCTGTGACTTGGGCCACTGATCGCGCGGAGCTTCATGCCGGCACCGACACGAACCGGGCGCAGGAAGCCACTCTGAAGGATCATCAGACCAAGCTCGATGACCTCAGCCGTGGTGCCGCGGTGCGTGACGCCAACGACGCCAACATGCGGGTGCAGCTCGAAGAGATCCGCCGCCAACTCGACAAGATCGCCGACAAGCTCGGCGCCGCGAAACCGTGAGGAACCCCATGCGCAACGCACTCACCATTTGGCTGATCACCGCCCTGCTCACCCTGGCCGGCTGCGGTTCATCGCGAGTCGACCGCGCGCAGGCCGGCGCCGATCTGGACGCCGGGCTGGTCGCAGCGATCGATGCCATAGCTGCCAACGCCACAGCGGATGCCATCGCCATCCTGACGGGCGCGCGCAAGTATGTGGCGCCTGCTGTTGGCGCGCCGCGTGCCGAATTACCGACGCCGCGCATGGATCCGCCGGCCATCCGTCACGACCCTGCCGCCTATGGCGCGAGCGCCCCGCCGGATCCCAAGCCGTGGTCATTTTGGGCCGTTGCCGGTGGCGCAGGCGTCCTAGCACTGGCACTGTTCCGTGCCGTTGCGCCGCTCATCCCAGGAACCGGCCCGCTGATCAAAGGGGCCGCGGATCTGGTGTGGAGCCTCATGGCGACGCACGACCAGAAACGCACCGATCAGGCACAGGCCACTATCACCCAAGCGGCCACCATTGCGCAACCACTGATGGATGCCCTGCGCGCGGTGCCGCCATCGGATCTTCCGCCCGCGTTGTCCATCGCCCTCGGGGATCCATTGATTTCCCAGGCCATCCAACACCTCGCCACCAAGCCGGCAACGATCGCTGCCTGAGCCATGACCGTCACCGCCATCAGTCATGCCGCGCTTGCCAAAGCTGACGCCTGTGCCGCGCTCTCGCGCTGCCCATCGGTGCAGACGTGGCTTGCCGTCGCTGGTGCGGATGCCGCGGCCAAAGCTGCGGCGGCACTGCCGCTAATCTTCCTGCAGGATGCCGGCGACCAGATCCCAGCGCGGTACCTGATCGTGACCGTGACGCCACGTCCGCCGGAAAAGGTCGCAGCGGATGTGATCCACCGAATGTTCGATGTGGTCGTGGAATGCGTCACCAGCCAGCCGTCCGGTGCTGCCACCGCCCAGGAAGACTTCCTGTTTGGCCTGAACCTGGACGAAGTGGGCAAGGAATGGATGGACCAGCATGAGGACGGGCTGCTCGACTTTGAGTTGGTCGACGTGCCGGCAGCCAATGTACCCTTGCGCGATGAAGACATCAGCGACCGCGCGGGCGATCTGCTGAACCAGATCACCGCCACGCTCGAATGCTGGGGGGAGTGATGCCACGCCCGTCCCCGCTCCCCACTCTGTCAGTCGTGCTGGAAGGGTTCCAACCCATCCTCCAGCGGCTTTCCGCGACCGAGATGAAGATGGCTGTCCGCGTCGCCTTCGAGGCCGGCGGCGGCTGGTGGATCGTGAACTACCTGACGCTGCGCTTCACTCGCTACGCCCGCGCAAAGCTGGGCTACGAACTGCATTCATCGCACATCAAGCGGAAGAAACAGTACAATGCGCCAGACCCGCTGGTGTGGACTGGCGAGACGCGGGAGTCCGTACTGAAGACCGCGCATGTGGTATCCGGTGGCACCTCATCGGGACCATGGGTCGACATCAAAATGCGCACCGGCGGACCGCG